CATCGATGCGAAAGGCCAGTTCCAGGCCGGGGAGTTGCCGGGGCACTGGCAGGATCTGTTGCCCGCACCGAAGAAGATTCAGAAGGCCACGTCGCAGTCGTTCTTGACCGCGCCGGGGACCAAGGGCACGCAGTCGCCGTTGCACCCGTTCACCCCGCCACCGGCAGGCCGTTGGGGGAAGAAGGGGACCAAGGGGTTCTTGGACGTGTACCCCGATGGGTCGGGGGCGTGGACCACGGCGGGGGGCAAGACCACCCCGCAGACCAAGGCGCAGGTGAGCGCGAGGATCGGCAAGGGGTTGAGCTTGCAGGTTGCGGCAGACCCGTGGCCGCATCACGGTCAGGTTGGACGGACCTACGTGGTGGCGGGTCAGAAGGTGGGGTCACCGCAGTACACCGTTCACGTCGATGGATCGGTGACCAAGCGCGTTGTCGATCCGGTGGTCACAGATACTGAGTTGACGGCGCAGGAGTTTGCGCAGGAGATTGCGTCGTTGCTGGATCAGGGGGAATACCTGACCCCGCAGGTCGAGGGCTGGTACAACAGTCCGGAGAATCAGTTTTTGCATCTCCCGCTGTTCCCGGACCGGAAGACGTTTGAGGAGTTCGCCAAGGCTCACCCGGTGACGTTGTTCAGCGCCGGGATGGGACAGAAGGGGGAGGTTATTCTTCAGACCGCAGATGATGTTGATGCGTTCTTGACCGCGTTGGACTCGTCCGAGGCGTGGGCCGCATGGGTCAACGCGCACACTAAGGTCATCGGCGGGGCGTATCCCGGGGCAAACCCGGTGGTGGGCGTGTACCACCTGAACATGTCCCCGTCGTGGATGCGCAGGCAGATATTGGAGTCGTTCGGGGAGTCGCTGCCCACGCATACGCCGTCCCAGCAGGGCCGGTACGCCGAATCGGGGCCGTTCTGGGTGAACACTGGGACCGATGGGGTGTTCGCGCCGGTCGGTGCGGTGCGCGAGGTCGCCCGTGGTCGCGCCCGGGTGGACTGGCTCAAGGCCGGTGAGATGTCGTCGCTGATGTCGGAGATCTCCGCGGATCTGGGGCTGACCGGGATTCTGTTCGCCAAGAAGGGCGGGTTCAACAAGGGCCAGAAGCAGCAGTGGCTGTATGCGTTCCAGCGCGGGGATTTCGCAAAGATCAAGGAGCTGGAGAAGCAGTCGGGCAACGACAACCCATTGCTGGATTCCCTGCCTGATTCCGTGGCGTGGGAGGCGGCGATCCCGAGCGAGGTGTCCCCGCTGACCGCTGTGCCGGGAAGCTGGTCGAGCGTTGACACGTACATGATGGGGTCGGTGTCCCCGGCTGAGGTGGACAACTACTTGATTGCCGCGAAGATGGCCCATCCGGACATGCTGACCGTGGAAGAGAAGATGCAGTGGGCGAAGTTCCACCGGCAGCACATGGTGGTGGCGTCGAACAATCTCAGCCTGGTGGCGCGCAACCGGTTTGTGGCCGGGGATGCCCCGAAGTCCTCGGTTCCGGTGTGGACCGATGGGTTGACGGCGAAGAAGTCGTATGAGGCCGAGGTAGCGACTCAGAAGATGTTCACCGGGCTCACGCAGTCGTGGTCCACGCAGCAGACGGTGTGGGGGTCGTTCTACAGCGATGAGTTCGCCGGTCACACACCCGCACAGGTCAAGGCGAAGTACCCCGGGCATGACGCGTTCATCGACTCGGTCGCAGATACGCAGTTGTCGGGCGGGAAGTTCATCACCACGTCCGCAGTGTCGCTGGCGGTGCTGCAACAGGCGCAGCAGAAGCATCAGGCGTGGCTCGATGCGCAGGCGAAGATCCCGGTCCTGAGCATTCCGCCGACGAAGAACCCGAAGCTCAAGAAGGATCACAGTACCCATCCGGTGTCGTTTGTGAAGGATCAGTTCGGCAACGACTGGATCTTCAAACAGATGCCGGAGAAGTTCCGGGTGGACATCGAAACGATGGCCACGCAGGTAGCGAACCTGTACGGGTTCGATTTCCCCGAGGTCTTGGCCGTCACCGATCCCAGTAAGCACCATCTGGGCAAGGGCAAGATCGGGTTTGCGCAGCGGTACGCCCCGAATAAGGGGTCGATGCAGCAGTTGGGACTGACCGCGACCGACCTGGATCAGACGCAGTTGGTCGATGTGGCCCTGGATCACGTGCTGGACTGGCTGATCGACAACGATGACGGTCACGCGGGGAATTTCCTGGTGGGCGACGATGGGCACCTGATTCCCATCGACAAGGCCAGGACGATGAAGCACTACGGGGTCTGGAAAGGCCTGTCGGGGGACTATCACGCGGATTCCAATGCGTCGTTGATTTCGACGCAGATGTTCCAGGGCATTGCGGATCACCAGATCTCCGAGGCCGATGCGCAGGCGGCGTATCGGGCGGCGATCAAGAAGGCCCGGGAGATCCAGGATGCCGACTGGGCTCCGTTGGAGGCATTGATTACGGAGGCGATGGCCGACCGGACGCAGTGGTACCCGGCATCGACTCCGCAGAACACGGCGCAGTTGTTGGCGAAGGTCAAAGCGCGCAAGGCGCAGATGGTCGCTGATATCGAGTCGGTGTGGAGCACGACGTTCAAGAAGGCCGGGTATGCGCTCCCGCCGGTCCCGGCACCGCCGAAGAATGGTCGCTATCACGCGGTGGATGCGCAGTTCGACGTGAATCTGGGGGAGACGAAGATTCTCGGGCAGTCGGTGATGGTGGCAGGACCGTTGTGGGAGGATGGGCACTTCCATATCTGGCAGGAGTACGTGGGGGGATCAGCAGATAATGGCTGGAAGGGGTCCAAACCGCTGGTGCGCGGTCAGGGATACCTGATGGGGCCGAAGAAGAAGCAACTGTATGACGATCTGTACGATGCCGCGGAGCTCAAGGAGTCGCCGGGGATCACGAGCAGTCCGCAGACGCAGGTGACCTCAGACCTTGCGCAGTGGAGAAATGAGGTCGATCTTGAGTTCATCGAGTTGGCGAAGAAGCACTCCAACAAGGTGCTCGGCAAGGATTCCGGGGCTGCCGTCACCCCGGAACAGGTGAAGGCGCTGGCGACCAAGACGAAGAAGGCGTGGGCCGCGAAGAAGAAGCAACTGCTCAAGGACTACCCGACAGGGGCTCAACCCGGGCAGAAGCTCAATCCGGCGTATCTGGACGCGTTTGACGCCAGGGTGGATCAGTGGGTCGATCAGATGACCACTGAATTGACCCAAGCGATTGCCGAGGACCGGAAGGTCAAGCGCGAACCGTTGTACAAACCGGAGTTCCCGGTTCTTTCCTCTCCGCTGGGGCCAGCGGGGATGACCTCGTTGTGGAACACGTGGTACGACAAGTACAACGCGTCGTACGAGATCAAACCCGGGGATCCGAAGTACACCGAACCCCCCGACTTGCCCCCGTTGTACATCGAGACGGATGCGCAGGATGCGCCGGACGTCGAGGTGTCGGTGTTCGAGCAGAGGTTTCCTGAATTGGCCGCGATGGGCGTGACCCTCAAGGTCCGTAAGATCGAGGCCACGTCCGGGGAGCTCAGTCAGTCACAGTTGGAGTTGCACTCCAAGAGCGGGTCGGGGCAGAGCGCGGGATGGGACGGGTACGAGTACGTCTTGAAACTGCCGTCGGGCGAAGAGGTGATGGTGGCCGCGCCGAGCAAGACGGTGGTGTCCGATGGGACGGGTAACGCCGCGCCGTGGGCGAAGGTGCCCTATGGACATCCCACGTTGGCGTCCCGGCAGGGCATGGTGCGGTTCCAGGGCAAGCCGGGGCAGTCGGCGTCACAGACGTGGGCGGCGGTCAAGCCGGTGCTGGACTCCCTGGAACCGGTCAACGACCCCACGGATACCGATCTGGAGATTCTGTACTACCGGATGATGGTGGGGATGTTCCAGAATCGGAAGTCACCGAGCACGAAGCACAAGCAGCTCATCCAGGCCGGGAGGCTCAAGGCGCAGGAGTTGGGCCTGGTGGTTCCTGATTACGAGGCGTTCGACCCGTCGATCCTGGATCAGGTCATGACTCAGGATGAGCAGCAGGCGTTCTGGCGCGAGCAGTTCTCGGCGTTGGTCGGTAAGGCCACGTTTGACGGGTTCCTCAAGGCCGATGGGTGGCGTCCGCGGTTCGAGTCCGATGTCACCCGGTCCAACCTGCCGGTCGGTCATCCGTACTGGTACCGGGTCGATGCCGATCCGGTCGCGCTGGTGACCGGGGATCGGTGGCTGTACCAGGGTGGGATGCCTGCGCGTCCGATGGTGTACACCGGGTTGCAGTCGACCGATGAGCGGGTGCGCATCCTGGGGTTCTACAAAGCGGGCGCTTCATCGGGGACGGATCAGGAGAACGGCGCGGGCACAGTGGCGTACACACGGTCCGGCGCGGTGGGTCAGCATGGGTCGTCGAGCGTGATTCTCAGCCCGTTGACCGCGATGAGGATTGGGGTGTACGGGTTCGATCATGATGGGTGGGGCAAGCCGTGGCAGCGGCAGTCCGGGAGTTACCTGGATGTGGATCAGATGCTGCATTCGTCGGGGTACGAAACGATGATCAAGTGGGCCGTGGGCGTGGAGAACGCCTATGCCGTGCAGTGCGCGAACACCAGTGAGCGGGCGCGGATTCTGGCAGAGCTCAAGAAGTTGGGCATCACGGAGATCGGCGGGGTGGCTGTGGAGGACATCTTCGTGGTCGGCAATCTGGCGGCAGCGGCGAAGAAGGCCAAGAAGATTCAGGCCGAGGCGATCAAGAAGCAGATTGCGGAGAAGGGGTGGCTGTAGGTGAAGCAGACCAATGAGCAGCGGTGGACGCGGTGGCTGTATCAGCGGTTCCCGTACGGGTTTCATGCGCAGAACATGACCGATCCCGGATCGGTGCCGTATGACGTGTACCTGGGGGACGTGTCGTCCGTGTCGATGCGCGGGATGGACCCGGTGATCCATTGGGCGATTCCGTGGGTGAAGGGGTTCTCATGGGCGCTCACAGATATTGAGAGTGGGGCAGAAGGACAGGTCATTGCGACGGTGCAGGTGTTGGGGTCGAGCACGCCGGAGCAGATATGGATGCTCACCCCGCTGACCGCCGAAGACGAGGTGATTGCGTTGCAGGAACGGGATGCGATGGCAGGGGTTGATTACGCATGAGCAGTACGTACGTGGCCCATTGCACGACCGATGAGCAGGTGCTGGGGGTGTGGGTGTTCCCTCAGGATGGTCAGCCGTATGCGTTCTACCCCCCGACGCCGGTGGCTCGGATGCATCGGGAGTATGCCGAGCGCCGTCTCGCAGATCTGACCGGGTGGGACACCACGACCGAATCGGTGATCGACCGGCTGGTGCATTCGATGAATCCGGATGCGCTGTGGTTTGTGCTGGAGAATCCCGACCGGCTCAGCGCGGCGGATCTGTTTGTGGAGAATGGTGGCGACGATGGCCGATAGTACAAACATGAGTATCGGGATCTTCCCCTCCGCGGAAGCGGATTTCATGCCGTTGAGCCGGTCGAAGAAGGGTCAGCTCTACCGCAAGCACATTTTGACCAAGGGCAGCCTGCGTCACCCGGCGACCAAGCAGGCGGTGTCGATTGACGATGAGTTCTTCTCGTCGCTGGTGGACAACTTCAACAACAAGGTCTGTGACATCGTGCAGGTCCCGTTGGCCGGTCCGGGCAATGAGCACACCGAGGACCCGACGCGGAACATCGGTGAAGTGGTGTCCCTGGAGATGAGCGGGGACAAGTTGTACGCGGTGATCGACGCCCGGGATCAGGCGTACGCCGACAAGTTGGGTCAGACGCTGTTGGGGGCGTCAGCGATGATCCACCCGAATTACGAGGATGCGAAGACCGGCCAGAAGGTCGGACCGACCCTGTTGCACGTGTGCGTGACGAACCGTCCGTACATCACTGAGCTCGATGAGTATGAGTTGATTGCCGCAACCGCCGATAATACGGAGGATGCGGTGATGTATACGCCCGAGGAGGACGACGCAATGACCCGTGAAGAACTGATTGAGGCCCTGAAGAGCGAACACGGCATTGACGTGACCGAGCTTCAGGCCAGCGCAGAGATGGCCCTGTCCCGGCAGGCCGATGAGAAGACCCTGGTGGACTCGCTCTTTGAGATTGTGTCCGAGGTTCCGATGGAGCTGTCCGGAGCGGATCAGACGCAGGTGGTGATTGCTGCGGTGCAGGAGGTCGTCAGTGAGAACCTGACGCTTTCGGCGCGGCTGGAAGAGCTTGAGGAGCAGCGCAGGGAACAGCATGTGGATGCGCTAATCGGTGAGGGTCGCATTTTCCCGGCGCAGCGTGAGGCGTTCATTGAGCTGAGCGCGTCCAACCCCGACCTGTTCGACAAGATGGTCCCGGAAGAGCCACTGATCACGCTCAGCGGCGAGCAGGGGACAGGATTCACGGATTCGCAGGGTAGCGGGTTCGAGGATGATGTAGAGGCAGAAATCAAGCGGTACACCGCGTCAGACGGACCTGCTGTGCAGGCCGGGTACATCGGATAGGAGAAGGGCCAATCATGGCAGATCAGTTTGGTAACGCGGTTCCCACGCCGGGATTCACCCAGGGCGCGACCGTTTCGGATTCGGAGATTCTGTACTCGACGGCGGGGTACACGCAGAAGGGCGTCACCCTGCTCGGCGGGAAGGGCATCCTTCCGGCGGGCACCGTTCTGGGCCGGGTCACCGGGTCCAAGAAGTGGACCGTGTACGACAATGGCAAGTCCGATGGCACTGAGGTGGCCCGTGGGGTGCTCCGGCAGACCACGGATACCACCAATGGCGACGTACAGGCCAACATTGTGATTCGGGGCATCCTGAAGAACTCGATGGTGTCCGGGGCGGATTCCGCAGCGCTCACCGATCTTGGGGCGCGTACCGACACCGTTCTTGGCACGTTCACGTTCTAACGATGAAACCCCCCGCTCAGATTGGGTCGGGGGGTTCGTCGTGTGCGCTTCCGATAGTAGGAAGTGACAGGCCAGCCGGTTGACCTTTAGAGGTGGCGCAGGCCGGTCAGCCCCACAAGGGCTGGCGCTGATCAACCGAATAGGCACGACGAAAGGACAACTCCGGTGCCTGACATTTCGCTATTGAACCCCACGGTTCTCCGGGGCGTGGTCGAGAAGTTCACGGCTCCTGAGTCCCTGATCCTTCTGAACAGCGTGCCCAAGTCGCCGTGGCCGTACCCGTCGGCGCAGTGGGACGTGATCACCGGCTCGCGGATGGTCGCCAAACCGAACGTGCCGAACTCCGAGGCGCACATTGTGCCACGGCTCGGTCGGTCGCAGGAAAGTGCCGCGTTCGTCTACCTTCGGGAGAAGAAGGTTTTCGAGCCGACCACCCTGCACTGGCTGCGTCAGCCCGGTGAGATTGCCAAGACCAACGCCGAGGCCGCGGTCATGCGTGAGGTTGGAGACCTGAATCAGCGATTCGACAACTTTGCAGAATACGCGCTCTGGAAGGCCCTCACGGGAACGCTTTCCCTGGACTTCCCGGACGTGCAGGCGTCGGTGGACTACAAGTTCGCCAGCACGCACAAGCCGACCGCCGGTACCGCGTGGAGCGCTGCGACCCCGGCACAGATCATCGGCAACATTCGGGCGTGGAAGCGCCTGATCAACCGTGACGGCCGAGTGCCCGCCACCGCGGCGTACGCCACGGAGAAGACGATCTCCCGGATCTTCGACGCGTATGCGGTGACTTCCGGCAACGCCCCGCTCCTGCTCAGCGACCGGATGAAGGATCAGTACTACACCTCCGGTACCCTGCCCGGGTTCATGGGTCTCAACTGGACCACGGTCGAGTCGATCTACGAGACGGACAACGGCACGGACACCCTGTTCCTGGCCGATGAGCGGGTGATCATCGGAAACTTCACCGAAGGCCGTCCGATTGAGCTCATGGAGGGACCGACTGCTGATGATGAGGCCCCCGAGGGCTTCACCGGGAAGTTCGCCAAGACCTGGAAGGAGAAGGACCCGAGCGCACGGCAGTACCTGCTCGAATGGAACCTGCTCCCCGTCATCACCAGGCCGGAACAGTTTGTGTACGCCGACGTGAGTCAGTGACACGCTGATTAGCACCTGAGAGGGGCGTTCTGGGAGACCGGAGCGCCCCTTTCGGTATGTTCGGGACCGATAGTAGAAGAGACAACACAACCGAAGGAGAATCCCGTGGAGGATCAGATGACCGACAGCACCGAGGTGCAGGTCGAATCCCTGGTGAGCACCGATGAACCCGCCCCGAAGCGCCGGGGACGACCGCGCAAGGAGACCGCGGCGAAGGCCGATGATTCGGTCATCCTGTTGCACTTTGTGGAGGACGGGTTCACCGCAGACGGAGCGGTGTGGGTGCGCGGTCAGGAGCTCGAGTACCACAAGGGCACCGCTGAATACGAGCAGACCCTGGACCGCAACGGGGTGTCCTGGCTGGATCTGGTCGGGGATGAGGCCGCGCAGATGGATCGGTTCGGGAAGGTGATGTTCCGGCCCGGTCCCTGGCCGTACGACGAGTTTGAGGACGAGGCGGCGGCGAAGGCTGAGCGCAAGCGCGGTCGTAAGCCACCGAAGCTGGATCAGAAGGTCTAGGGAGATGACCCATGCTGGATGCGCCCACCGTCTCTGATCTGGCGGATTTCACGGGGTCGGAGCAGAGTTCGTACTCCGCGTTCGTCTCGCAGGCGCTGGTACAGGCGACGCTGCTGTTCGGTTTCGCCACGGGTCTTGAGCAGTATCCAGATACCACCGCAGAGCGGTCGCTGGCGTACAACGGCATCTTGGAGATGGCAGATAAGCTGTATTTGTCCCAGCCGTATGCTGCGGCGCTGGCCAGCCCGTTCCAGTCGGAGTCCATTGGGTCGTACTCGTATTCCAAGGCGTCGGGGGCGGTTTCTAAGGGCCAAGCGACCGGGGTCGTATGGTTTGACCTGGCGGTGCAGAAACTGTCTGTACGGCCTGTGGTGGAGGCCGGATCAACGCCTCTGTTTGAATCTCCCCCGATCTGGCCGGATGGGTCGAACAGCGCGCCGTCGAGTCGGCCTTACGGGTAGGGGGAGCACACAGTGGAGCATTTGTTCTCGTCGCGGGTGCAGGTGAGCCGGTTGACCGTCTCGGACGGCGGGGGCGTGCCCATCTATGCGTTCGATGTGGTGCCGGGGTTGGAGGCGGTCCCGGTACGGCTGGATCTCAACTTCCTGAGGCCGGGGAAGGATCAGCCCCCGGCGGCGGAAGCGGGCAGGGCACCGGATCGGGTGGGAGTGATGTTTGCGTCGATGGGCACGGATATCAGGGCCGGGGACAGGGTTCGCGCGGTCGCCGGTCCGGTCGATGGCACGTTTGAGATCAGAGTGGTCCCTGATGTGGCCACGGATTACGCGTCGGGGCATCACGTTGAGGTGCAGGTGGTCGAGGTGACGCAGGCGTTTGAGGCGGCGTTCGATTCGAGGAGGACGTACAACGCCGGGACGTACGACGGGTCCGGGCAGTACGAGTTCGGGAACTGATATGACGCAGATCATTGTCAAGGACCATGAGGTCATCGCAGAGTTGGAGCGGTTGCAGAAACCTGGGCTGAAGGCGGTCATGCGTCTGGAACAGGTGCTGGCCGAGGTGTTCACCATGTCGCAGACCCAGGTTCACGTGATCACCGGGTCGTTGCGCGGGTCGGGGAAGACGGCATCTGATTTCGATGGGGAGCAGTGGTCGGGGATGGCGTCGTACGGCGGTCCGTCCCCGGGGTTCCCGAACAATCCGGTGGAGTACGCGTTCTACGAGTGGCGGCGCGGCGGGGCGCACGATTTCTTCGGTCAGGCGCAACTGGTGGGATCGAAGTTCTCCGATGCCATCATTGATGGTCATTTGGAGTCCTGATTATGGCGATGTCGTTGGCTGAGGGCGCACGGGCGCATCTGGTGCAGTTCCCTGCGGTGCGGGCGGTACTGGGGTCTGGGAAGGGGTTCTCGACGTGGGTGTTCCGGGGCCAGGACGACATGGCCAAGCCGTTTGTGAACATGGAGGGCACGGGGGCTGCGGCGGTCCTGGTGCGTCAGCAGGGCGGGTGGTCCTCACCGAATCGGCACAACACGATGACGTTCCCGCGGCTGGTCGTTGAGGTCTACGTCGATCCTGAGCGCGACATGCACGGCAATGAGATCTCACCGGATGTGATGGGCCGGTTCACACAGATTCAGGCGGTGCTGGACCGGTATCTGCGCAACATGGATCACCGGGAGGTCATGTGGGGACAGGTGCGCACCCTGTCGTGCGACCGGCTCGATGAGTGGAGTGTGTTCCCGTTGCCCGACGGCGGCGGGATCAGGGTGTCCAGGGCGGCGTACGCGGTGACCCTGGGTTGAGAAGAATCCGCGAAGGCTAAGGAGCCAAAGGATGAAAGTACTGTTGCAGACCCCGGTCAATCCGTTCACCGGGTACGGCAATGACGGGATCGGTCTGGCCGAGGCGCTGATACGCGCGGGCGCGGATGTGCGGCTGTCCCCGACGCATTTTGCGCCCCCGGTGTCGCAACAGGTGGCCGATCTGTTGACCAAGGAGCTGGAACCCCCGTTTGACCTGTTCATCAACCATGCACCACCGGGGCAGTTGCTACTCAAGAAGGAGTCGAAGGCGTACATCGGGTTTGCGGCGGGTTGGACGATGTGGGAGGCGACGAGTTTCGATCACATGCCGCGCAAGGAGTTCAAGCCGGTTAAGCGCAACACGAAGTACCTGGATGTGGTGGTGGGATATGACCCGGTATCCACGCAGGCGTTGTCCACGGTGATCCCCGTGGAACGGCTGGACACGGTGCAGGGAGGGTTCGACCCACAGGGATGGCCGTTGATGATCCGGGATTGGCACGGGGAGCGATTCTCGTTCATCATGCATGGCCAGTTGCACGACCGGAAGGACCCGTTCACGGCGATCATGGCGTTCCGGGAATTGAAACTGGAGAAGGGGGAGGCGTTTGAGGGCGCAGAGCTGCATCTGCACACCACGATCCCGGGGTTGCACCCGGCGATGGAGCAGTGGACACCGAAACTGAGGGTTCACTACGCGTCGTGGCCCAAAAGCACCCTGGAGGCGTTCTATGCGGCGGGTCACGTGCTGCTGGCACCATCGCGGGGAGAGGGGAAGAACCTCCCGGCGTTGGAGTTCATGGCCACCGGGGGCGCGGTCATCGCCACGAATTTTGGGGGACACACGATGTGGCTGAATCGGGACTTTGCGTACCCGTTGAACTACACTCCGAGGTCGTTCGATGATCGGTACCCGCAGTGCTTGCAGGCCGCGGCGAGCAAGGATCATCTCAAGGAGCTGATGTGGCACGTGTACACGCACCGGGATGAGGTGGCGAAGAAAGCGGAGCTGGCGTCGCGGACGATCCCGCAGATGTGCTCGTGGGACCATCAGCTCGCAGAGTTCATGCGCAAGATCTCCACGCGCGGGGACGCGGGCCGGAAGGTGTGGGATCAGTGGTGTCGGCTGACCCCGCAGAAGGGTGTGGCCTGATATGGGATCGGTGGATCTGCGGTGCCCGGTAGGCCCGCGTCGGTTGTTGGCGATTCTGCGCCAGGAAGGCCGTCGTCCGGTGTATTTGGATGACAACACGGTGGAGTTCGCGTGTTCTGATTGTGCGAGGGCGGCGCGTAGATCGGGCAGGGATGTGTTGCGGGTGCTGCATCGGTTCAATTTTGCTGGGGAGCTGGTGCAGACCGAAGAGGTGCTCCGGGAGGTTCCGGTTCAGCCGCACCGATAGTACTCACAGAGCCTGTGGTGAGGCTTCACGGTTTCGATTGGAGAAGGTACGTTGGCTACCACGATCTTTGAAGGTTTCTCGATCTCCCACGCGGCGATCCTGAATGGCACGACAGGCTTGGACGAGGCAGTGTGGGGTGACATCTACGGCGTGTCCGATGGGTCGCTCGATGTGGACACCGACTCGTTCGACAACACCGGTGATGACGCGATCCTGTCTACCTGGCAGTGGTTCAATTCGGCCACGGTGAGCGTGACGGCAGGCTATGTGCCGTTCGCCACGATTGCCGCGCTGGCGGGGACCACGGTGACGTCCAGCGGCACTACGCCGAATGACACGTACAGTGTTCCGCTGTGGAACAAGGCGAGTCTGAATACGCCGTACCGCCCGATGCGCCTGCGGATTCCGAGCAAGGACTCCGACGGTGTGATCCGGAACATGGACTTCATTCTCTACAAGGTGCAGTTCGAACCGTTCAGTTTTGATGGTCCGTCGTACAAGGATGGGCTCAAGCTCAACTACTCGGGTCGCGCCCTGATTTCCACGAAGGACGAGAAGGGGACGGTTTTGTCCGACCCCGCGATTGGTCGCCTGGTCAACTCCCCGGCGTAACACTCACGAAGGAGCAGCATGACTGCCGATAGCATCACTGATGATGAGCAATCGCAAGAACTTGATGCGTTGGATCCCATCCCGGAGACGTTTGAGCTGTCGAGCGGCGTCACGGTTCTGATTGAGCCGTTGCGCACTCGGCAGTTCTTTCGTCTGTTCCGGATCATCACGCATGGGGCACCGTCGTACCTTGAGGGAAGTTTGACGGGGCTGTTTGAGGGCGATCCGGATGAGGTCACGACGCGGCTGGTGGCCATGATCGTGTTCTCGATCCCTGAGGCCGAAGAGCAGACGATGGACTTCCTCACGTCGATGGTGCGCCCGGTTGGCCTGGAACAGGCGGGGGGCAATAAGGCTGCGGCGACACGGAACTCCCAGAAGTGGAATGAAGTCGAAGCCGCGATGATCAACCCGTCGATGGATGACACGCTCGGGATTGTGGAGCTGATTATCCGCCGGGAGAGCAAGGACCTGGCGGCACTGGGGAAACGCCTGGTGTCGATGTTGGAGATGGCGGCGAAGACGGGTCAAGATTCGCCCGAGACGTCCAGCGCATCGACACCGAAGGCATCGTAGGACCCGTCGCACGCGCGTTTGACCTGATATCCTCGGAGTACGGGTGGTCCGATGAAGCGATCCTGGATCTCACGATTCGTCGGTTGCGTCAGGTCACCACGGCGATAGCGATACGCCAGACGGCGCTCGATCACCGGGAGCGGTTGTTGCTGGAATGGGCCACGAAGACCCAAGCGATCTACACCGCGGCGACGGTGCCGACGGCCAAGGGGAAGAAGAATTCGTTGTTGGATTCGGCGTCGAAGATTACTTTGTTCCCCAAGCCGAAAGCCGATACTAGTAGTGAGCCATCGACAGGTTCGTTTGAGAAGTTGATGATATTGGCCGGAGGCCTGTCGAAACCTCGTTAGAAGGAAGGCGACGGCTGTGGCAGACCGCGAGTACAAGGTCGTCTACAAGGCCGTCGCTGATTTCGCTGATCTGATCAAGCAGTCCAAACTTGCTGAGCAGCAGGTGCGGGAGATGTCGGCGGCGCAAGAGGGTTCCTCGTCGCGGAAGTCGTTGCGCGATCTCGATGCGTACACCGATTCGGTGGAAGATGTCGGTAAGGCGGCTGCGGATGCGGCTGAGGCCATTGGGGATGTCGATACCGCGCAACAGCAGGCGACGAAATCGTCACGCAAACACACGAAGGCCACCAAGGATCAGGCGCTGGCGGATAGGGCCGCGTCGAAGGCCACCGTTGAGCGCGTGCAGATGTACAAGAATCTGCGCAAGGGGTTGGAGGCGTTCACTCAAGCCACGGATAGCAACGCGTCGTCGCTGAAAGATCACGACACGGTGACCAAGTCCTCTCGTCGCTCGGTGATGGATTTGCAGAGCGCGTATGATCGGCTGACGGCCAGCACGGACGACCTGGACCGGGCGACCGGGCGCAACACAGAAACGACGAAGGACACGGATAGGTCGTTCACGTCGTTCTTTCGGACGTTGTTCTCCGGAGGGTTGGACCTCAAGCGGTTCAACCGGGAGCTCAAAGACACGGATAAGAGCCTCACGAAGACGTCGGGGTCCGGTAAGGGCACGAATTCGGTTCTCAAGACGCTGGGGGAGGGGTTTCGCAACTTTGCGTCGGTGGTCACGGGGTTGGGACTGCCGTCGTTGCTGGCGTACTTCTCGGGGACGCTGATATCGGCGGTGTCCGCGCTCGGAGGGGCGCTGGTGGTTGCGGTGCAGGGCTTGGCGCAGTTGGGTCCGTTGGCGGCGAGCGCACCGGGTGGGATTCTGGCGATAGCGCAGGCGGCGATTGGGGCGAAAGTCGCCATTGGCGGGCTGGGCGACGCGCTGAAGCTGTATGCCAAGGAACAGGCAGATGCCGCCCCGCAGACGTTCGCCGAGGCGCTGGCGGAAATGCCCCCGGCGACCCGGAAGGCGACCAGGGCGATAGCCGAGTTGACGGATACCTGGGGGAAGATCCAGAAGGCCACGTCGCAGTCGTTCTTTTCACAGTTCGTGGGTCAGTTGGGTCAAATCAAGAAACTGGTCCCGGTCGTCAAGGGCTTGCTGGTGGATGGCGCGAGCGCGGCGGGGCGTTTTGTGAGCAAGGCCATCGGGATGCTGTCCAGTCCGGTGTGGGTGGAGTCGTTCAAGAAACTGTCGAAGGCCGGGATGCCGGTGGTGGACAGTTTGGGCGATGCGCTGCTGAATACCGCTGATGCGTTCCGGAAGATCGCCCTGGCAGCTCGCCCGTTGACCGAGTGGCTGGGCGGGGAGTTCAAGAAGTACTCCCAGCAGTTCACTGATTGGGCAGACCATCTGGGCAAGGGGTCGTTCACCACTGCGCAGACCCGGTTCACGCAGTTCATCGACATCATCAAGAATTTGGGGTCGGTGATCAAGTCCACGTTCATCGCGGCCGGGGACACCACGGATTGGTTCATGCGCCGGTTCACCGAGGTGAGCACCAAGTGGGCGACCACTATGCGCTCGATGACCACGCAGAACTCGTTGAAGAAGTTCTTCGATGAGTTGCGCCCGGTGATGTCGCAGACGGCGTTGCTGTTTGAGGACCTGTTCGCCGGACTGGGCAAACAGGTCAACATGCAGGGCCTGGCCGACATGATCGAGTCGTTGCGGCTGCAACTGTTGCCCGCGTTGTTGAGCATCATCGACGCGTGGGGCCAGGTGGAGTCCGGACAGGTCTTTGTGGACGTGCTGAGCAACGTGGCGAAGTTGTTCGCCACGATCTCGCAGGCCGGGTTTGAGAACGCGTTCATTCTGTTGTTCGGCGCGATTGGGGATGTGGTCGGCGCGCTGGATGCGATGCTGAACCTGCCGGTGATCAAACAATTGTTGGGATTGGCCGGGGCGGTGTTCCAGGTCGTCGGCCCGATGCTGTTGCTGCTCAAGACGTTCAAGTTGTTGCATGCCGCGCACGTGTTGCAGATTGCGCTGAGTACGAAATTGGCGGCCGCGGCGGGTATTGAGGCGTCCGCGATGGGCGCGAGCGGGCTGGGCGCGGCGCTGACGGGGTTGACGACGAAGTTCCCGATGGCTGCGAAGGCCGCGGGGATGTTCAAGGCGGCGATGGCGTTCCTGACCGGGCCGTGGGGGTTGCTCATAGCCGCAGCGGTGGGGATCACGCTCAAGGCGCTGGATTCCATGCGCAACACGATGTCGTCAACGGTGATCTCTGCTGATGATTTGACAGCGACGTTGAAGAGGACCGGTCAGGCGTTTGCTGATCAGACCTTTGATGTGAAGAAGCCCTGGTGGCTTGATCCGTTGCAGGTGGACAAGTCAGCGCAGTCCTTGGAGTCGTTGGCGAAGTACGCGGATCGTTCAACGTTCGACACACTGCTTGCGGCGTTTGATCGACTCAAGAATACCCCGATGGAGGCGGTGTTCCCGTGGATTACCTTTGGGGACATTCAGGGCAAGACGGATGCGTTCAATAAGCAGCTCGAAGAGACGGTCACGGCGATTGAGGGGTTGATTGATACCAATCCCGAAGAGGCTGCGCGGCAGTTGGACACTGTGCGCAAAGCGTTGCAGTCCGCAGGGTTCTCTCCGGACAAGATTGAGGCGTTGCTGGGGCCGACGCAGGATCTGATTGATGGCGCGAACGGGGCGGCGAGTGCGTTCAGGCGTGAAGAGACGGCGTTGCAGTCGTTGCAGGATCGGTATGACAAGTACAACGATGCGCTCAGCCGGGATGAGGCGAAGCTCCAGTGGATTCAGACGACGCAGGAAGCCACCCGGGTCATCAAGGAGAACGGGAAGAATGTTGATCTGACGACAAAGAAAGGTCAGGAGAACTATCAGGCGTTGTTGAACCAGGCGAACGCGTCACGGGATTACCGGAAGACTCTGGAAGACCTGGGTGTCCCGGCGAACAAGATTCTTGAGGTGACGCGTCAGCAGTGGAAGGAGTTCAAGAAGAACGCGCTTGAAGCGGGGTACACCAAGGAAGAAGTTCGGAAGCTGGGCCGGGAGTATGGTCTGATTCCCGATGTGGTGAGGACGGATTACAAGGAGACCGGGTACACCGACGCGTACAGCAAGGCAAAGAACCTGGCCGAGTTCATCAGCAATCAGGACTGGCTCATTGATGTGCAGTACAGGAAGACCGGGAAGGAGAACACTCCGCGGTTCCACTGGGATGAGAACACGAAGACGTGGCAGCGGGACAAGACCCCGAAGTACAGTGCTGCGGGGGGCGCGGTTTCAGGGCCGGGAACATCGACGTCGGATTCGATTCCGGCGTGGCTCTCCGATGGTGAGTTCGTATTGCGGGCTGCGGCGGTGGATCGGTACGGAATTCCGTTCCTGACCGCGCTCAATGAGATGAAGTTCGCTGATGGTGGGGTGGCGTCGTTCAAGAAGGGCGGCGCGTCGGGGTCCGCGAAGAACATGGCGAAGAAAGTCATTCCCAAGGATGTGCGGGAGGGCGTTGCCGAGCGCAAGAAGACGTTCACCGATGCCAAGCGCGCCGCCGCCGACAACCCTGATGAGTTGCGTAAAGCGCGGGAGGCGCTGCGGGATGCACAACAGGATCTGGCCGATGCCACGGATGAGCAAGCGCAGCAGATTCGTAAGGATGAGGCCGCAGCGCGGGTCCGGGATGCGCAGCAGGAGTTGGCCGATGCTGAATATGATTTGACGAACCGGGTGTCCGTACGCGCTGCGGAGCTGGACCGGGACCGGGCATTTGCGGAGATGCAGGCCGCGGAAGAGGACTACACCAAGGGGATCAGCGTCGGTCGGGCGCAGGTGGAGTTGGATCAGGCGAAGGAAGACGCCGCGGATGCCCTGGAAGACTTTGAGAAGGGCATCAGCGTTGGGCGGGCGCAGGTAGAACTTGCGCAGGCTCAAGAGGACGCCGCCGATGCGCTGGAGGATTACGAGAAAGGCATCAGCGTTGGGCGGGCGCAGGTAGAACTCTCACAGGCCCAAGAGGACGCCGCGGATGCCTTGGAGGACTTTGAGAAGGGCATCAGCGTCGGCGCGGCCACGGTGGGGCTGCATCAGGCACAGGAGGAGTACCGGCTTGCGCTGTTGGATGCCAGTTCGGGACTGAGCGTCCGGACGGCACAAGCGGATGTGGCCAGCGCCGAAGAGGCGTACCGGAAGGTCATGACGTCGGCGGCGAGTTCCGAGGCCGAGAAGTTGCAGGCGCGGTTGGCCCTTGAGGCGGCGCGTAACAAAGTCACTGAAACAGAGATGGCCACGCAGTTGCGGTTGGAAGAGGCCACGCAACGGCAGTTGGAGGCCGAGGATGAGCTCGGTGACACCACGGCGCAGGTCGCGCTGCGGGTGCAGGAGACCTCACAGCGCCGGTTGGAGGCTGAGGACAACCTGGGAGATGTGACCGCAGAGGTTGCGTTGCGCGTGCAGGAGACTTCGCAACGCCGGTTGGAGGCCGAGGACAACCTGGGTGATGTGACCGCAGAGGTTGCGTTGCGGGTGCAGGAGACCAAGCAACGCGAGCTGGAAGCCGATCAGAATTTGATTGAGACGACGCGCGAAGTTGCGTTGCGCCGCGAAGAGACGAAGCAGGAGTATGAGGCGGCGGCGCACAACGTGGATGTTGTGGCCCGTGAGGTGCAGGATCGGTTCACCGATGCCGGGACGGATGCGGCTATTGCGCTCAAGGAACAGGCTGAATTGCCGCGTATCATCCGGGAAGAGATCAGGGATGCACAGTACGCGGTCAAGGATGCGAAGACGGCGGTGAAAGAGACCAAGATTCAGAACAAGGAGGATCAGCAGGCGTGGGATAAGCAGATCAAACAGTACGGGAAGACCACGCCGGGGCCGATCAACAAGAAGACGTACAAGGCGTACACCAAGACGTTGGATAAGAAGGAGAAGCCGACGAACAAGGGGTACGGGGAGTACCTTAAGAAGCACCCGGTGCTGGCGAAGGACAAGCAGGGCAACGTTGGCGTGTTTGATAACGCGAAGGCCACCAAGGATGCGTGGAAGGAGTACCGCGAGGCGCAGAAGGCCGACGAGCAGACGTTCGACAGTGTGGAGGGCCAGGTTGCGCCGACGGAGAGTATGGATGACCTGGCGGCATACATGGAGTCGGTGGTGGGTCAGGGCGCGGGCGCGGCCAACAGGTGCTTGCAGAATGTGCGGTTGGCGGTGGACAAGTTCTTTGCGGTGAATGGTGGTTCCCCGGCGTATGCGAAGACGGCGGTGGGTGCGAAGAACATGTTGGCGCAGAAGGGAATCCTCAAGCACGGCGCGCCACCTCGGGGTGCGGTGGTGTTTGGGATGGGGAACAACCCGGCAGGGCACGTGGCGATTGCCGATGGTCGGGGCAACATGCTGAATACGTACGGCGGGTCCACGTATCAGCGGTTGCCGTTGACGAACATGCATGTGTACGGGTGGGTGTACCCCTCGGAGTTGGGCGGGGGGAAGGCACCGGGGAAGCGCGTGGGCGGTCGGGTGGATGCCAACAGCCCGTACACGGTCGGTGAGGCTGGGGAGGAGTTGTTTGTCCCCAAGGTGGCGGGCAGGATCATCACGGCGGCACAGACGGCGCGGATGCTGGCCGGGTTGGAGGCTACGGCGCGGTTTGGGGTGTCGGGGGTGTCAATGGCTGGGATGGTGCCCCGGATGCCTGGAGTGTCCGTACCGGCCAGTAACACGGCTGGGGTGGAGAAGGTGGTCACTGATATGTCGAGGACGGCGAGCATCGGTCAGCTCAACGTGTACAACCCGGTACCAGAACGGGCGTCGGATTCGATTCATCGCCGGGTCAAGATGCTCACGAACAGGACTCCATGATGGTTGCGTTGTCGTCGGATGAGTACTGGTCGGTCATCGGTCTGGACGGGGTGGAGGTGCCACTGAATCAGTACGCGTGGGCGGTGCAGTCGTTTGGCGGAAGCGCTCGAGGACTGCCGCCGTTGCGCGGGGAGAACCCGGTGTATGCGAACCGGCCGGGGCAGGCGTTTCGGGCCAAGACCGCGGATAGCCGGACGATCTCGTTGGAGATGTTCGTCAATGGCATCAACCCGGTGACCAATGGGCCGTCGGGGGATTCGGAGCTGCAGTTCAATCAGAATCTGGAGGGGTTGCAGGCGTTGTTCTGGACCCCGGGGGATCAAGTGCAACTGGTGCGTCGGTGGAGGACACCAGCGGGGATTCGTAAGGGGACGGCGAAGGCACAGATATCAGGCACGATGGATCCGGAGATGACCGGGCGGTCACGGGCGACGTTCCAGGTCGATCTGTTGCTGGCCGATCCGTTCTTCTACTCCGATCCGGTCACTGTCGCCCTCCCGTTGGATGGCACCCCGGTGGATGTGGTGAACAACGGGATGGTGGCCACGACCGGATTCGGGTGCTCGGTGGACATTGTGGGCGGGTTCGGTTGGGGGTTTGGCGCACTGGATCACGCACCGTTTGTGGTGACGTCGAAGTACTATCAGGAGAACATCGGATATCGGGCCGATGTTCACGCCGATCAACTGATTGGGTGGAGCAGGGATGGGTACGGGGTTGCGCCCGGTGAGCGTGTGTCGTGGGTGCTGGATTCATCGGTGAGCGTGTCGGATAATCACCTGCTCACCGATGAGGTGATCGGCGTGTCACCCGGGGGGTCGGTGGTGAGTCATTTTGTGGGGTCCGGCACGGTGGACATCGACTGGCAGATGGCGGTCAACAACCTTCCGGTGCGGTTCGATGTGGTGGGGGATCCGTATTCCACGCTGGCGTCGGCGCACACGTACTGGTTGGCTGAGGTGGACCGGAATGCCGAAGAGTTCGGTGTGAGCGCGGATCAGTCGGGGGTGGCAGACACGTGGGCGTTCACCGGTGGTTACCCGAATGCGGGATTGACGTTGACGGGCGTGCGCGTGGCCGGGTTGTGGTCCACGAGTGGGTATGTGACCGCGCAGGGACCGACGTCGCAGTGGTTGACGTTGTGGCCGGGGATCAACAAGGTGAGCGTGGCCAGGGCTGATGGGTCGCCCATGCCGGGAACGCATGTCACGACTGGGGCGTCGGTGTCGGTCACGTACCGGGAGCCGTGGATCTGATGGATCCGGATCAGTGGACGGTGGAGGTGCGGCAGACCCCGGGATCGCCGGTGATCGCCACGGTGCCGTACACGTCGTTGATGTTCACCGAAGAGCTCAATGATGTGGGCGGGGGGTCGGTGTCGTTCGACCTGGATGCGCAGATTGGCCGGGAGGCGGGGCTGGCGAATGTCTGGGATGAGATCTTGGAGAATCCGAATACGTGGGTTATCAAGCGCAATGGCGTGGTGGTCTCGGCGTTTGTGGCCGATTCGCTCAGCACGTCGTATGTGACCACAGGGGTGCGGGAGGTGACCGTATCGGGCAAGGGGTTGTTGGCGCAGTTGGAGCGGGCGGCGGTGGTGCCTCCGAATGCGTTTGACACCGAGCCGTGGGCTGCGTGGGAGAATGACGGGTTCTTTTATGCGTACGGGTTGGATGAGTATCACACGAATGGTGGGTCGGCACTGATTACGGCCAACGCGACGATTCCGGCGAACACGCCCACGACGATTTCGGTGGACACTGATACGTTCCCGGTGTCGGGGACGTTCACGGTGAATCTGGAGGATGCCGACAGTCTGTATCACGAGATGACGGCCACACGGTTGTCGTCATCACAGATTCAGGTGACGCACACGGAGTCGTCGAGCATCTCCACGGTGACCGGCGCGGATGTCAAGGGTGCTCCGGTGATGACGTTTCATCACTTTTTCAAGATGATGCTGCTGGTGCAGAGCCGGTTTGCCGCAGATAGTGCGTCGTTCCCCACGGTGCTACCGGAGATTGTGCTGGGTTTCACGCGGTGGGAGGACTCCCAGGGCAGCCCGTGGGTGCAGCGGTCGCCGGAGGGGTCGCAGGAGAACGGCGGTTCGATGCTGGATCTGCTGGCACAGGTCGCCACGGGCTGGCAGGATCAGCAGACGTCTCAGATGCGGGAGAGCGCTGATTACCGGCTGGTGTTCCGCAATGGCGTTCCGACGTTGGTTGCCGCGCGTAATCTGGGGGAGGACAAGAGCCGGTCGGTGGTGTTCTTCGATCAGTCGGTGTTTGAGAAGGCCAGGGCGCAGGAGCGGGCTGATATTCAGAATGTGGTGGTGGTGAGGGCCGACGGGGGGACGTACCCAGGGTCGGTGGTGACGGCGACGAGTGCGTCGTCGCGGCAGATGTGGGGACGCCGGGAGGCGTACGCGACGGTGGAGGGGGACACACCCAAGGATGCGGCGGCGGTCAAACAACTCCGGTCGTACTATCGGGCGTTGAGCAGTTGGACGGTGGGGGTGCCACCGGTGGTGGAGGTGCAGACCCCGTTGCAGGCCGCGCCGGTGGAGGTGAACAAGGTGTTTGAGGACTACACCGTGGGGGATTGGGTGGGGATCAGCTCGGATATCAGGGATGGGTCCGCGGTGTCGGTGGTGCCGTTGCGGGTGGTGGCGATTTCTGGGGCAGTGGATGCCCAAGGGGTGTTCACGGTGGAGTTGACGCTGGATTCGGTGATCAAGATGCTGCGGGAGGTGGCGATGAGTACCCGGGGGTAGGCCGGACCGATAGTAGAGACAGAGCGTAAAGGAGTTTTCGGTGGCTCGGTATTTGTACGCGGCTTCCCCCGCTGATTACGTATTGGACTCGATCACGGGAATGCCCATGCCGGGCGCGGTGGTGTCGGTGTGGACCGCGCGCGTGGGAGGGTCGCAGATCACCGATCTGGTGGCGCTCGACGGGGTGACTGCGGTGACCACGGTGACCGCTGATGGTCAGGGATTCTATGCGTTCTATGCCCCGGATGGAATGACCGCCAATGTGTGGGCCGAGTCCGGTACGGGGGCGCGGAAGGTCATTCAGGTCACGGAGTCCCCGGCAATCAGTTCGCAGGTGGTGGCCAAGGCCGGGGACACGATGTCTGGTCGGCTGGTGCTGTCCGGTGATCCGGTGTTGGAGATGCACGCGGCGACCAAACAGTACGTCGATGAGCATTCCTCAGGGTCGGTGAATATTGAGGGCGGTGAGCTGTCGGGCAACCTGGTGCTCGGCAACGGCGCAGATTTGTTCATCGGAGCCACCGGCCAGCCACGGGGGCAGTACCGGCAGCAGACGGACTTCTCGGTGGTGATTCAACCCTCGGATAACAGCGGAAACCTGTTGGGAAACAAGGAGTTCTTCTACTCCGTGGCGGACGGCCGCTGGCAGTTCGAGTCCGGTTTGCGCGTTGATGGCGCGTTGTCGGTCGGAGGCGCGGTGTCGTTGAGCACTGCGAAGGTGACCGGGGTGGCGACGGGCACGGATAGCGCGGATGCGGTGAACAAGGCGCAGTTGGATGCGGCCATGCCGATTGGCGCGATTATTGCGTTCGGCGGGACGTCGGCTCCGGATGGGTGGCATATCTGTGACGGGTCCGCGCATGGCTCGAGCGCGTTGCAGTCCGTGCTGGGAAGCGCGAATGCCCCGGATCTGCGCGGCAGGTTCATTCTGGGGGTGTCGGGGACGTATGCGCGCAACAGCACCGGCGGTGCGGCGACGCACACGCTGTCGGCGGCAGAGTCCGGAGTTCCGGCGCACACGCACCCGGGGAGCTCGGTTGCTGAGACGCAGGAGCATCACCACACGGGGACGACGGGGAACCAGTCAGCGAACCACTACCACAATTTCAGCGCAAACACACTGTATGATGGGGTTCACAATCACTCCATTCAGATTTACTCCTCCGGTCGCGCGTCGGGTGGCGCGAATGTGGATATGGTGGCCACGTCGGGCGGATCGTTAGCGGGAGCTACGTCATACAGTGATTCTCACCGGCATGCGGTGCAGGGCAGTACGGGGACACAAGAGGGAAGTCACACGCACTCGATCACGACGGGTGGTCGATCTGCGACGCACACGCACGACATCACGGTGAGCAACAACACCGCGGCAGCAGCATCGAGTGCGCACAACAACATGCCTCCGTATTATGCGTTGCTGTACATCATCAAGAAGGCCTGACTCATGCTCATTGGATCGGCAGGACTGTTCTTTGAGGGGTTCAGTGTGTCGTCGGTGGCGCTTTTGGATTCCGCGGGTGACCCGGATCCCGCGGGGGTGCTGCCGGGAGTGCAGTCCGCGGGGTGGGAGCCTGAGGTTGAGACGTTTGATGAGTTCAGTAATGACATTCTGATCGGTGTGTGGCACGACGTGCGCCGTGTGTCGTTTTCGGTGGAGGCCGGGTTTGTGTCGTTGGGGGCGTGGGGCCGGATAACGGGTTCTCCGGTGGAGCAGTCATCGTTGCCCGGGGAGTTTGGGTACACGGCTACCGTGTCGTTGTATGAGCGCGGGGCGTCGAATGGGGCGACGATTCCGGTGCGGGTGACCATTCCTGCGAAGGATTCTGAGGGTGTGGTGCATGAGGCGCTGGTGACGATGTTTGCGGTGAAGTTTCAGCCACCGAGGTTGTCCGGGGCGTCGTACAAGTCCGGGTTGACGGTGGCTTACGAGGGGACGGTGTTGTTGTCGGACACTGATGAGCGGGGTCAGGCGTTGACCCGACCGGCGTTTGGTCGGTTGGAGGCACTGTCGTTGGCTGCGGAGTATGACGCGGGGATTTACGACAGTGAGGCGTTCTATGACGGAAAGTGACACGCCGGTTGCCTTAAGTAGTGGTTGAGAGTTCATTCGGCGGTTATCATGCAGGCAACAGATAGGGGCCTGGGTTGACCGCAGATCTGGCAGCATACGTTCCGGTGGTGGATTCTGCATTGGCGGCGTTTGCGCAAGATGTGTCGTATGCGGTGGGGATGGTGCGTCAGGCCACCACGATTCAGTCCAAACGTGAAGTGTGGGCGATCCGGTCGGAGCTGCGGGATGCGGAGTCGTTGGCGCGCAAGATGTGCGCGGAGGACGAGGTGGTGGGGTGCGCGTCCAAGACCCCGTGCGGGGTAGGGGCCTGTCGGTTTGCACAAGGGGATCTGGCGCAGGCGCATGTGCCGGAAGAGGTGTTGGTCGGGGGGAAGAAGAAGCCGTGTGGGGGTACGGGGTTTGAGATTGATCCGGCGGTGGCAGTGCTGAGGCGGCTGAGGCGTATTAGAGATGGTGGGGTGTAGGTCCCCGGGTCGAAGGAGCCGTCGTGAGCGTTCAGGCGTTGGAAGCGTTGTTGGATTCAGATAATGTGGAGCAGGTAGCGACGCGCGTCAAGAACGCCGCAGATATTGAGTTGCCCGAGCTCAAGTGCTGGAATTACGCGCCGTGCCGTAAGCATCGCCGGTGGGAGACCCCAGAGGGCCAGGTGCGCCAGAATGTCCCCAAACCGGGATGTCGGGACTGTGGGATGCACCCGCGCAGGCATCAGCGGGTCGGCGCGACGTGGCTCTACTTGCGCAAGAAGGCATTACTGGCCGATTCGTGCGGGACGGGGAAGACGGCGCATCTGGGGTTGCTCATCGCCATGATGCAGGAGACCCATGAGATTCACTCCCAGGCACGCGTGGTCCTGGTGTGTCGCAGTGCGGCGGTGTATCAGCATGTGACCGAGTTGCGCAGGATGTTGCCCATGGCGCATGTGGCGGCGGCAGTGGGTCCCAAGCGCAAGCGGATGGAGACGTACGTCTCGGGGTGGGATGTGCTGGTGATCGGTCAGCACATGTTTCTCCGCGATGTGGACATTCTCATGCAGTTCTCGTTGGGACTGTTGGCCGTTGATGATGTGGATGCGTTGCGCACGCGGTCATCGAAGACGGCGTGGGCGATCAAGCGGGTGGCCGCACGCACGCCGCGGTGTGTGGTGATGACCGGGACGCCGTTGCAGAAGAAGTTGCACGAGTTGTACTCGGTGCTCGAGCCGTTGGGTGGTCGTACGGTGTTCGGGTCTGAGGCGTCGTTCATGCGTCGGTATGTGAAGACGGAGAACATGGTGGTGTGGACGAACACGGGCCGTAGGATGACGATTCCGAAGGTGGTGGGTTATCAGCATGTGAGAGAGTGCGCCGATAAGCTCCAACCGTTCGCTTTGCGGCGCACCGCTTCAGATATTGATGACGTCGATCTGCCCGCAGTGGTCAGCTCCAATGTGTACCTGGAACTGACCCCGGCGCAGCGCGCGCGGTACGACGAGTTGAAAGCCGGGGTGGTGCAGATCGTCAATGATGAGGGCGTTCAGGTCAAACAAGCCACAGCGTTGTCCAAGATTCACTATGGCGCGAAGATTTGCACGGGCTTGGCGGCGTTGGGGGAGGAGGATGCGCCTGGGACATCGGTCAAGTTGGATTGGGTGATGGACAAGGTAGGACCTGATGGTGACTTGGGCGCGGAGAAAGTGGTGATTTTTGTGGGGTACAAGACGAGCATCAGGGCATTGCAGGCGCGGTTGGACGCTGTGGGGGTTGACCATGTGACGATTTGGGGGGACGAACCGGACAAGGCCAAGCGCGCGGAGGCCATTGAGAAGTTTTGGACAGATCCGTCGTGCCGGGTGCTGATTGGGACGCAGGCCATTGAGCAGTCACTGAATCTCCAGGTCGCCAATCACCTGATCAACGTGGACATGATTCTCAACCCGGCGCGGATGGAGCAGTTGGCGGGTCGGATTCGCCGGGACGGGTCCGCGCATACGAGTGTGTACGTTCACAACTTGCTGACATTGGATACTCAGGAAGAGCGGTATATCCCGTTGTTGGAGCGAGAGCAGGCGTTGATTGACACGGTGTGGGATGAGTCCAGTGAGTTGTTTGAGTCGTTGAGTCCGTTGGCATTGTTGACGTTGATTTCGGGTTGAGCGCATGGATGATCTGACACCGGAGATGGTGGCTGTGGTGGAGAACAACATGGGCCTGGCGGTGTCCATTGCACAGTCGGTGTATCAGAGCGCTTCGCATGCGTTGGAGTTTGATGAGGTGCGGTCGCAGGCGTATCTGGGATTGGTCAAGGCGGCGGCGCGATGGTACGCGTACTGCGAGGAGCGGGGGTTTGATCCCGGGGACTGGCAGTACTTTGCGGCGTTTGCCTCTCGCCGGATTCGCGGGGAGATCATTGATTCGGTGCGGAAGAAGGACTTCGCCACGCGCAGTGTGCGCGACAAGATGAAGGTACTGATTGACGCTGGGTTGGATAGGAATGTGCCAGTGTCGGAGCTGGCGAGGATCACCGGGTTCAGTGAGGATGAGATCAGGAAGGTGATGGCGGCAGCGCAGCGCAGGCCGGTGAGCCTGGAAGCCGCTGGGGATGTGGCCGGGGAGGGGTCGGTGGAGTCCGATCATTCCACGACGGCGGTCTTGGAGAAGATGGTGCGGCACATCCGGACGCTTCCCGTGACCTCACAGGTGGTGCTGTCGTTGCATTACTACCGTGGGATGGAGTTGCGGGAGATAGCGACCGAGTTGGGGATCACGGAGTCCCGGGCGTCTCAGTTGCACACCACCGCCGTATTAGGAGTGAGAGATCTGTTGGCGGCGTATTTGGGAGACAGGTAGTGCTCACGCAGACGGAGAAGGCCGCGGGTAGGCAGTTCAGGGATCAGGTGTACGCCTGGTGGCAGCGACAGTGGGATGAGACGCAACCAGATTATGAAGTGCCCTGGGTGTTGTCGCAGTACCGGCATGAGTGCTCGGTGCAACAGGGGCGCACGATGTCGTTGGATTTGCGGGAGGTGTATGTGTTGTCTCCGCAGTATCCGGGGTTGGATCAGGGCAGGTTGGGGTTTGTTGCGCGGAAGGGACGGTGCGTGAAATGCCGTCGGGTGGCGATGTCGAAGACGGGGCGGGTTGTTGAGGTGGATCAACGTCCGCCGACAGGGAGGGTTGTGCAGTTTTGAGTTCTCGGAAGATTCCTGAGGGGTTTCAGCGGCCAGCGGTGCAGATCGGTCAGTCGGTGCGACGGGCGTGGAAGACGGTTCCGGTGTCTGCGGTGCAGGTGGGAGACATGATCAGCGAGTATGGCCGTGTACAACAGATGGAGGTGGTGGGAGACAAAGCGCGGGTGTGGGCCGGAGATCGTGAGTATTACATTGAGTTTCCTGTGGATCACCCGGTGTATGCGTTCACGGTGGCGGTGTAATGCAGACCGCTGACGATCATGGCCGGGTGATTCTGTCGGCCATCATTCCGGACAATCGGGATCTCTTGGATGAGGCGTTGCGGTATTTGGTCCCTGAGCACTTTGTGGACTCCACGCTGCGAATGATCTATGTGCTGTTGGAGCGGTACGTGGAGACGACGCGGGCAATTCTGCCCAAGCATGTGTTGGTAGATGTGTTGCAGCGTAAGGGCCGGGATGTTGGCACGGTGGCGTTGGTCGGTGAAGTCTATGACTCGTTGGCGGTGACATCGGTTGCGGAGAGTGATTTTCGGTGGTCGCTGGAACAGATCAGGGAGTTGGCCGCTGAGCGGGAGACCGAGCGTGCCCTGACGGAGAGCATGGAGATTCTGCGGCGTGGGGCGACCGATGAGCACGGGGAGCGCGTGCAGGGACATCAGGATGCCCGTGGTCATGTGTTGAGCAAGTTTGCGCTGATCGACCGTGAGCTGGCGATGCAGGATGCCCCTGAGGGCAACATCCGGGATGAGGCATCGGAGATGCTGGCTGATTATGCGGCGCGCAAGGAAGCGAAGATTTCGGGGCACACCGGGGGCGTGCTGTTCGGCGTGCCGTCGTTGGATGCCAAGATCGGCGGGCTGCAGCCGGGGGAACTGGATCTGCTGGTGGGGTACTCGGCGTCGGGGAAGACCTCGTTGGCGTGCGGTCAGTTGGCGTGGAGCGCTGCGGTGGAACAAGGTCTGAATGTGGTGATCGCCACCACGGAGACGTTGCGGGTGCAGGTGCGGCGCAAGATTCTGGCGCGTCATTCGCGGTTGCCGAAGTTTGGTTTGGAGAATGGGCTCAATTCCCGGCACATCAAGGATGGGTCGTTGGAACCGGATGAAGAGCGCGTGTTGCGTGAGGTGATCGCTGATTTCTCGACGGGGAACTACGGGAAGTTGTACATCGCTCAGGTGCCTAGAGGCGCGGGGATCTCGACGTTGGAGGCCAGGTTGTTGCGGGTGCGTCGGCAGTTCCCGGTGGACTTGCTGGTCATCGATTATTTGGCGCTGTTGCGGTCTGAGCGCAGGCGGGAATCGGATCGGGAGGAGTTGGGGTCGATCATCAAGGCTGCGAAGCAGTTGGCGACCACGTTCGATGACGGTCGGGGGGTGCCGGTGATCAGTCCGTGGCAGGTGAACCGCAGCAGTAAGGAGGCTGCGGCGAAGGCGGGGATGTACACGACCGCGGCGCTGGCAGAGACTGCGGAGGCGACCAACTCGTCTGATGTGATCGTGAGTTTGCTGGAACCGGAGGACAACACGAGCAGGTTTGCTGATCTGCGGGCGCAGGTTCTCAAGAACCGGGATGGGGAGACGCACAACAGCATCCCGCTCATGGTGGATTACGCGACGAGCATGTTCCGGGACAAACAAGAGGTGCAGGCCGCTGCGGCGGATGGGGGTCCGGGAGGCAACTCGTTTGAGTCGTTGTTGGGGTTGAGTTGACGATTCATGCGCCCGTTGGGATGGCGTTTGTGATGTGCGGGGATTGCGGGGCGTTCCTGGGGGCGTTACCGGAGAACAGGTCGTATCGAACATGGTGGGTATGGCACCCCCATGAGTGCGCAAAGAGAGGCTGGTCATGCAGACAGATAATGAAATGAGAACGTGCGATTCGTGCGGGATGAATCTTTCACCCGAAGAGTTTTCGATGTCCGATCACTTGCCGTGGGGGTTGGAGGGCTGGTGCAACACGTGCTTCAAGGCCAAGCGGGCGCGCGCGTGGGCGGCGTACCGCAAGGCGCTCAAGGAGTCTGAGCTGGTGCGTCCGGAGACGTGTGATCGGTGCGGCACGTCGGGGAAGATCATTGGGCACCATGTGGACTACTTCAAACCGTTGGCGGTGAAGTGGGTCTGTCAGGCGTGTCACCGTAGGGAGCACAAGGAGGGCGAGATGCGGCGCGGGACGGTGGTGTACATCCCGCAGGATGATGAAGCTTGATATTTGTCAAGTAGGGGCGTAGGATAGAAGGCAAGGAGACGGAGGTTTGAGATGTCGTATTGGGGAGTGAAACTCGCAACGGCGGATGCGTCGTTCTTTGTGATCACGTTCTTGGCGGTCGACGAAGGTTCAGTGTGGATACTCCTGTGCAGTACCCACCGCTGCTCAGGATGCCGCCTCATCGGGGACGACCAGTGAGCGCCTGGCGGGGGCTTGCGAACCCCGAGCGGCACGCACCGACCAGCGTCACGGATATGGCTTGGTGCAATGTCTGCGACGGCCCGTGCTACAGCCCCGAAGCCTGCTGCTGCTGTCTCGCCGCTGAGGTGAAACGGCTGACCGCCGAACTGGCCGACCGGAACCGGCGCATCGAGGAGGCGCTTGCGTTCCTGCACCATCCGACCGAGGTCAGCGGCTGCACCTGCCTGGCGCATCAGATCGCCGCCACCCTGCGGGGTGAGTCGGATGTCTGAGATGGCCTGCCGAACGGAGATGGGGGTATATCGCTGTATCGAGCATGACGGATCGCTCATGGTTTACCCCGATCAGCACTGTGAAAGGGCCTTGAGCAGCAACAACATCGGGCCGGTTGCGCAACGCCGGGAGAAGAAGGCGCTTCGTGATCACGCGTAGAACGTGGCGAGGGTATCGGTTGGGGTATGTGGCCGATGAGCCATTGTGGGTGAGTTTGCTCAAGTACAGGCCGAGTAAGGATCGGGAACCGGCCAGCGCCGACACGGCGAATTTGGTCAGTTCTCATCTGGTGGGGTCGCGGTTGCATGCGCCTATTGTGGATTTGGATTTTGATCATTGGTATGTGCCGAGTACCACGGATCGGCATGCGCATTTGTATCTGGATGTGCCGGTGGCCCGGTGGCGGTTGATGGTGTTGCTCATCGGACTGCGGGTGGGCCGGGTCACCGAGGTGGGGTTCACGTGGTGGTCAGTGCGTCGTGGAGGCACGTTTGTGCGTCCCGAGGGGGTGAGTAAGGGTGAGTGATTTCACGGCGTCAGGGGCGCTTGCAGCGCGTGTGGATGAACACGTGGATTTTGTGGCGGTGTGCCGGTTGGTCGGTATGGATGTACCGGATATGTCGCACCTGTCGGGTCGCAGCGTGAAGGTGCATTGCCCGTTTGGTCATATGCATTCCGACCGTGGGGTCAGTGCGGCGTTCCGGGTGTATGCAGATACCAACTCGGGGTGGTGCTTCGCCGGGTGCGGGTATTTCTCGCCGGTGCGGCTGGCGGCAATGGCGTGGGATGTGGACGCAGATCTTGCCGCGGAGAGGTTGCGGGAGATGTTTGGGATCTCCGTGCTGGAAGAGGTCACGTGGGAGGCGGCGTCAGCCCCGGTGCCGGAACAGGAGATCGATCGAGCGGCGTTGGCGGTGGCTCTCAGTGAGCATTGCCAGCGGGAGTTTTCTGGGCGTTGGGCGACCGCACAGTTTGATGCGCGGGTGTCGGATGTGCTGTCCAAGTGTTTGACGGCATTGGAGAAAGTACAGACAACAGATCAGGCGTGGCGGTGGTTGGACGTGTCCAAGACCGTCATGGGGCATGTGATGGAAGGAGAGAGGTCGTGAGTACGCAGACAGAGGTGCCGTATTTGGAGGATTGGATCACACCGGGGGCGGCGGCGAGCATGTTGTCGGTGAGCAAACAGGCGGTGCATTCGATGATGGCGACTGGTGCGTTTGTGACCTTGCATCAGGTCGGCACGGTGGGACCGAGGCCGTTTTATGTGATGCGCGCCGATGAGGTGCAGAAGATGTCAGAAACTCGGCAGGAGAGTTTCATTGATCCTGGGACGGGGGAGCAACCGTAATGGTGACAGCGAGAAGGAAATCAACAATGGATCACAACAGGAAGCGTGCCCACGAAGCGGTACGCGCAGCGTCAGTTATGGCCGACGAAATACTGGACATCTGGAACCGTCTGGATGCGTTGGAGCAGCGGACAGTAATACAGCCATCTAATCCGACTCATTTTGACGCGCCACGATGCCAGAACACATCAATGGGGCAGCAGTGCGATTTGGAAGCGGGCCATGACGGGGTTCACTGGCATCGTGATGGGTCCAACATCAACGCTTGGTACACAGATCCGGAGCAGTGGGAACGGATGGTGAAGGTGCTCCCACGGTGGCGTGAATTAGTCGAGAAGAACAACAAGGCAACGGACGCCCCGTTGTCCGCTGTGTTGTACAACATGTACGCGATTGACCGCGACTACGCCGGGTTGCATCACAGTCTGGCACGCATCGTCGCGGTGTGCGAACAGGAAGTGCCGGGGTGGAAGGCGGAGCCGTGCGTGAATGGGCCATATACTGCGTACCGGCTCGTGACAGCGCTCGGACATGGGACGTCCAAGACGGAACCGCAGAGATATGACTGGATGTCGTTGGGTGACTTGGCGGCGTCCTGGCTGAAGCGCCTGACGGAGGCCGACGATGAGTGACATGACGTTGGCTGACGCGCTGGAGAAGGTGCAGGAATGGATCGGGGAACTAGTGGAGGTGCTGGACCCGTCAGTAACGATCCAGCGGGCGCCAGAACCGATCGTCGAGGTCGCCAACCGGGGCCGTCGTGGCACTGGTCGACTCAGTGACTGGTGGACATCGTGACCGCGTCGATGCTGACCTACCAGTGCGAGTGGGCCCGTCACACTGACTGCCCCGAACCACGGCATTGTCTGTGCCTGTGCCATCAGCCGTATGCGGCCGGGCCGTCGTGGCGTGAACGTGCTCGCCGGGTCTGGGGGCGGTGGACATGACCTACTGGAAGGCGACTGCGCCGGACGGCACCGACTTCTACACGGGCACCGCTGACTACGCCGGGGCGCTGGCCACTGGCGAGCCGCTGCCGGAACTGTCCGGTGACGGCGCGTTCCCTGGGTGCGGCTGGTATCACCTGGCCACGGTCCCGACCGAATGTGTCGGCATGGAATGGCCGTGCCGCCTGTTCGAGGTCGAACCGGTCGGGCAGGTACAACGCGCCACGGAACACCCGCACAAGATCGGGTGCACGTCGGTGCGTGTGCTGCGCGAGATTGAGGCGCACCGCGTGTTCGGACCGCAAGGTGCTCAGGTGGTGGCGCTGATCGACCGGGCGGCGCGGTTGACGCGCGATGAGGATGAGCGACTGTACGCCGCATGGGGCGCCGCACGGGGCGCCGCACGGGGCGCCGCTCGGGGCACCGCTTGGGGCACCGCTTGGGGCGCCGCTCGGGGCACCGCTTGGGGCGCCGCTCGGGGCGCCACCTCGGGCGCCGCTCGGGCCACCGCTCGGGGCGCCGCTTGGGGCGCCGCTTGGGACGCCGCTCGGGGCCTGCTGTTGCGAGACCTGATCGGCCAGCGTCCCAGTTGGGACCAGGACGCCTACGACCTGCTCACCAGGACGTGGCGGCGCGCGATAGGCCCCATCCACCCCGACGACGGAGACGGCGAAGCCGTCCGCCTGTTTACAACCATGAAAGGTGATGAGTGACCAGATGGCTATCAATGACGACGATCTGAATGCTTTCGAGTCGGCCCTTTCCGAGATCGATCTACCTGCGGTTGGTTCGTTGTCTGAACTGCTGCGGCAGCAGGAAGTTCGAGCCGCTCTCGCATTTGGCGATGTCATGCCTATCATCGCCGCCGTCGAGGCCTGGTACGAGGACCGCTGGGACGGGTATGCCGAATCGCCGCCCGAGATAATGCAACGCCTGGATCAGGCCGAGGCCGCCATCGCACGGGTGCGGGAGTTAGCCGACCGCGTAGCCCACTATCACGGCGACGGGCTTCCACGCATCAAGCCGCGTGACATATACCGCGCCTTGGACGGTGAGCGGTGACTGACCGACGCCCGCACTGGGACGACGTAACGAAACCGCTCGATCCCGAGTTCTGCCGCCAGATTACACAGTCTGATAGGTGGGCTTCCAAGGTCGAACAGGGTGACGGTGGGTGCCTTGTATGGATGGGGGCACGCAACCGAGGTGGCTATGGGAGCCTCACCGCTAATGGCAAAGGGTGGGCCGCACACCGTATCGCGTATGTCGCAGCCAGAGGCGATGACATTCCCCCAGGGATGCCGCTCGACCACCTATGCCGTAACCGCGCCTGCGTGAATCCCGACCACTTGGAAGTTGTCACGGGCCGTACGAACACGCTGCGTGGAACGAATCCCTGCGCTGAGAACGCGCGCAAGACGCACTGCCCAAATGGTCATGCGTTGGCTGATGACAACCTCGTATCTGGCGTAGCAAAGTCGGGCCGAAGGTACTGCCGGGAATGCCACCGCATCGACGGGCGTAGGCAGTCGGCGCTCATTAGCGCGGCCAAAGCGCACCTGGGTCTGAGTTGGAAGCAGTACGTCGCTTCCTACGGACAAAGCAGTGGCGCAGCGAAAGCGGTACTGGAATCGGCGGGCATTGACCCGCTCTCGGTGTTGGAGGGGTTGTGATGGAACGTCGTGCCCATTGGACGGATGACCTGATCGAGGCGGTGTCATGCCTTGTCAGCGTAGATATCGGGGACGACTGCCTGGTAGTGGCAGATGTGTTCCGCATCATCGCCGCCGTGGAGGACTGGCACAAGGCGAAGCGTGACAGCCGTGTCCGCACTCACAGCGAGGGCTGCTGGCGCTGGCACAACGAATGCGCCGAGTCGTTGATCGAGTGGCAGCAGGCCGCGATCCAGCGGGTGCAAGCCGTCTGCGATAAGCCGAACCGTGGCCCCTCTTGGGACTCCTACGTCGAGGGGTACAACGACGCGATCAGTGTCGTGCAAGCCGCAATGGAAGGGGAAGTAGATGCCTAAACCACTTGACCCGAATGAGTGCGCGACTTTGATCGGATCGGACAGGTGGCAGAGCAAGGTCGGACTTGATGATTCCGGCTGCATCGTGTGGATGGCTACTCGCACCCACGCTGGATACGGTGCCGTACGCCTGTCAAACGGGATGGCGCGGGTGCACCGGGTTGCGTGGGTCGCAGCAGAAGGGAAGGACGTTCCTGATGGACTGACCATTGACCACCTCTGTCGTAACCGTGCCTGCGTCAACCCCGAGCACCTTGAAGCAGTAACTCAGCAGGAGAACACGTTGCGGGGAGAGACACTCCCGGCTGCCCAGGTTCTTCGGGTCCAGTATGAGGACTACACCTACGCAACGCCCTTGACGGTGAGCGCGATGACTGACGGCAGACACATATCGTGC